CCGCCTCCACCACCGCCACCACCGCCTGGTGCTTGCATGGTTGACATTTGGCTGTTTCCAAATACTGCTTCATCTAGGAAACTTAAAAACTTTTGTGTTATTCTATCTGCTAGGAATCTTGCTATTGTTGACTTCATGCTGTCTACTAGATCACTAAAACTTAATTTACCGCCCATTGCAAAGTCATACAGTGCATCACTCATGCCTGTGGCAAACGTGTTAAACACATCGCCTGCAAACTTAGCATTGTTTGTAGCATCATCACTAAACTGTGCATAAGCCTCACGCCAACCGAATGCAAAACTTCTTTGATATTCAGAATTGGCTCTAGCAATCTCTTCAATTGCCGCTCGCTCTATATCATATGCCGCTTCTAAGTCTGCTATCTTACCAGCAACTGCGTCTGCTTCTGCTGTAGCACCTTGTGCTCTTAGTTCTTGTTCTGCGGCTTGTAGTTTAGCAATATCATTTGCTGCCTGCACATTGAAATTGTATAATTCTTCAGCAACTGCTCGTTCTGTGCCATACAAGCCAGTGAGTGCTTTAACTTGCTCGCCTTCCATCTCTAATGCATTACGATAGGAAGCGGCATTAGCGGCCGCGGCTAACGCAAATTCATTTGCACTGTCTAATGTGCGTTCTATTTCTTTTTGTTTGTCTTTTTCTGCTTGAATAATTGCATCAGCGGCTTCTTGTGCTTTGTCTCGCTCGTCTTCTCTGGCTCTTACAACCTTTTCAATAGCATCTAATTGTTCTTGGCTGAGTTTTGCAAGTGTTACACCGGCTGCTTTAGCGGCTTTTTCTTGTTCTTCAAGTATTTTCTTGTCTAATGCTCTTTCTTTTGATGTTTTTGCTAATTCAACACCACTGTCTTTCAAGCCTTTGATGTATTCATCAATTGTTTTGTTAAGATCGTCTGCAGCCTGTTCATTATTTTTGATGTTTTTGGTTGCATCTTTGGTTTCATCATTAACATCTGCTGTTGCATCTGCTTGATCTTGCAATGCAGTAGCAGTTCTTTCTGTTACAACCCTTAATTCTTCTTCTCGTTTTGTTAATACAGCCACACTTGCCGCAAATGGCTTAACAGCACCTGAATCGCCGTCTTCCATATCAGTCATTGTTTTATTGAATGCGTCTTGGAATGCTTCTGTGGCGTTTAATGGATTCTTCATTGCGGCAGCAATACCAGTTGCTACTGCTACTGCTGTTTTCTTAAAGTCACTAAATGCTTCTGTTACAGTGAATATAGCACCGCCTAAGCCTTCAAGTATTGCTCTTGCAAGTTTGACTACACCTAATTCTAACAGTCTAACTGCTTCTCGTCCAGCAAACTTAACATCGTCCCAATGCATTATTATAAGTGCTACTGCGGCGGCTAGTGCTGTTACAGCGGCTATAACTGGGTTGAAACTGCTCACAACTGTTGCGGCTATAACTGCTACTTTGTATGCACCCCATGCCGCTACAAGGACGCCTAAGCCTGTTGCTAATGGTTCTATGTTGTCTACTATAAACTGTAAGCCATCGCCTACTAGTTCGCCCATGGCAACTACTGCATCTTCGTTAGCAGTAACAAAGTCTGTTAATTGAGTTGTTATTCCATTTAGTGCTGGTGAAAAGCCTTGTCCAAATACATCTGCGGCATTTGTTGTGGCAATGCTAAAGTTACTCATTGACACTGATAAGTTTTTCAGTCTGTCTTGTGTTGCTCCGCCAAACTCTGAGTTAAGTCCTTTAGTAAGTGCGGCAGTGATCTTTTGAGCACCTTCTGCTGTCTTACCAAACTCAGCGACTTGTAGTCTAGTGAGTCCCATTTGTTGTTCTAGTATTCTAAATACCGGAACACCTCTGTCTGCAAGCCTGTTAAGTTCTTCTAGTCCTAAACCACCTGATATTGTTCTTGAGAACAAATCAGTCATGGCTTCTAGTGTTCCTATCTGGTCTGTGGTAACAGCCGCAGTGTCAGTGAATGTGGTTAACAGTGCTTCTGTTGGTTCGATGCCTGCTGTTTTTAATTTTATATATGTGTTGGTTAATTCTTCAATACCAAACTGGGTGCTTGTGGCAAACTTTGATATATCTTTAAATGCGTCTGCACCAGCATTAACTGATCCTGTTACTGATGTAAGGGTTGTTCGTAAGTCTTCGAATCGTGCTGTTGTTTGCACAATTCCTTTGAATGCAAATGCTGTTGCACCTACAGCGGCTAATGCTTTTAAGCCTACTCCGAGTCCATCCGAACTCTTCTTCATGCTTGTTACACCTTTGGTGCTTGTCGCTAAATTACGATCAAACTTCGAAGTGTCTAGTTCTAGAAATACTTTTATATTCTTAGCCATTATAGTTTTCCAACTTTATTGTTAATAATCTTTGTCAATTGGACTATAGTAGGATTGCTCATTCCATCAGGTGCTTGTCTACTCTTGCCTTCGTCAAGTGCCCCAGCATAACCATAATTTGCTTCTATGGTTTGTTTCTTTGTGGTGGTCTTGTTTCTAGCATTACCTGTGTCTATGGGAGTGATACGTTTAAAATAAGCACCAGCCTCTTTTACGCTGGAAGGTGCTAACTGTTCTAACTGCTTAGTTAGTAATTTAAACTGTTTTGTATCAACCCTCATCGTTTTTCCTCACACGATCAAATCGCTCTTCTAAGTCTGTTTGACTATAATCATTGGTGTCAATTTGACCCTTTGATTGTTTTTCTTTGTGGTTTCTATAACTAACTGCTACATCAAACACAATTAAATCTACTGTTGAAGCATCTCGCAATACTTCAGATGGCAACTTGCCATATCGTTCTGCCATTGCATCAACAGTGATAGCCATAACGAGACCTGGGTCGCTCTCGTCAACGCTGGTGCTACTTACTTTCCCAGCGTCTCAATTACTTTAGTTAATGCTCTCATAGCAATGTCGCTTGGAAGAGTGTTATCGCCTTCCATTACAAGTTTGCCTTTTTCGTCTAGGATCATGTCCTTTGCTAGGTCCATTACTGCACCTGTGTCACCACCGTTCTGTGCCATAGCAACATACTTTTCTAGTGGTTGACGATCCCATACCCAAAACTCGATCTCTTCACCATACTTGGTAACTAGTTCTTCGTCGTCGAGAATAATTTTGGTTAGTTGGGGTTTTGCTGTTAATTCTGTGATCTTCATTTATTTCTCCATATCTTTAGTTAAATGTCTTTTTTTAAGCGAATGTAAGCCTGAGATTGTGAAACTCAGTCTATTCGTTGCTTTATGTATATCTGCATACGCACATTTTAATTCATTCTGTGCTTTTGCTAATTCTTGTTCAATACTCTTCAGAATCTCTTCCGTCGAATGATTTTCCCATATCTGCATGTTCTTCTTCCTCTATATCTATATCTATATTTACCTGCTCTTCAACGATTGGTGCTGGTTTCGCCTCTGCTTTAGGGGCATCACCGTTAAGCAACTTCTTGAAGTCAGATCCTTTAATTGGTTTACCTTCCCATGTGAAGTGTTCACTCATCTTGTGAGTTTCTGCCCATTTATGAAAAGCCATTTTAGTTCTTTCTTTAATCATTGTTTTCTCCTAAAAGAAAGTAGTGAGGTTGCCCTCACTACTCTTTATGTTCTTGCTTTAAGCAGGAACGACTGCACTTGTAAAGTCGCCATCAACTTCTACAGATATTGGCGTGATCCAAAGCGGTGAATCAGGGTTTACAGTTGGCGCTAAGCCACTAATATATCCTACACCTTCCATGTATCTTGAACCTGTATCTGTTCCGTCGAAGTAAGCCCTAAAGCCAACTTTGGTCTTGTTTTTACTTGTTCCTAGAACTCCGTATTGCACTAATGCACCGTCTGAGGTATTAGCCACATCACCAAAGAACACTGCATCGTCAACGATTGCGTTCAAAGATAATTGGTTAGTAGCCGGTGTAGTAACAACACTTTCTGAACCACTTGCTAGAGTTTTAAATCTAAATGTGCCAGTTGAGTTATTTACAGTTATATCCTGCATATAAGGAACAGTAACAACATTAGCGACGACTTCATCAAAAGTATCTGCCGCACCAGAGACATTATACAGTTTTAAAACTGCTTCTTCTCCTGCTGCTGTATTAATATAAGCCATTGTATTTCTCCTATTGTTTTATATTTTTAAAAAATTATACTCGAAAGTATATGTAATTCTATCATCATCAATTTCAGTTTCAACACTGCTGTTTGTGTCAATGATATTGCTAATTGCTGTTCGAGCAACTAACACATTGGCAATGACAGTGTCTATATCAGAGGGTTGATTTTTAGCATCTGTTACCAAGTAACCGTTTACTGTGGTTTCTGTTTGCATAATCTTGTTAGCATTGAGAACAGGAACATGTTGTGTGATTTCTAATTGATCTTCATCTAGGTAAACAGTCTTCATATTTTTTAAATATAAAGCGTCACCAGCACTGTTAAAAGGCAATTCTGAACTAACAGAAAATGCCGTGTGTGCTGCTAAATTAGTGTTCAATTGAGTTAACAACTCATCTCTAATACTCATTATCTAACCTTCACTATGCGACTTGGTCGACGAGTCCTACGAGTCTGTGTATATGAATACACTTTCTCATCTGACTCAACAGTTCCACTATTATCGTAATCATACCAATCAGCCATACTTAATAATTCATTGAATAAGTCGTTAAACTTACCATTGTAATATTCTATCTTGACTACATCGGCACCTTCGTTTTCGAATTGTGCTACTAGTGGTATCAAATACTCTTTGAATGTGTAATAAACACACATATCTGTAAACTGTTGCCGTCTACCTAATGCGTCACTTGGGTCTATAAGACTTGGGTTAACATTAGGCAAACTGCTAAGACTAGATATGTGGTTTCCCACATGATTATTATAAGCCTGCCACCAAGTTGATGCTTTAATTTTTAACAGTATACGATTAGTGCTTTTCTCAAGCATGTCTTCCACAAACTCTGTTACATCAGCAAAGCCTGATTCGGCTGGTATGCGTAACTCATTTGCTTCTAACAAGCGTTGATCTTTTTGCACTACATCTGTGTATTCTGCAAAACTAATTACTTTTCCTGCACCATCTGTGACAAAACTCATATTATCTCTCCTCTATTATATTAATAACTTATGATGCGTCTGGAAGTGAGTTGCTTCTGTAGAAAGAAACGCCTGCTGCCTGACCGATAAGACCAGTTAACAATGCTCTGTTACCGATTACTGATAAATCACCAATAGCCGCTTGTGTTACAGAGTTTAACTGACTAGCAATAGAATACTCTAATGAACTATCAATTACTGCCGCATATAAGCCAGAAATGTCACTTGCAGCGTTAGCGCCACGCAATGCTGCCACTGCTTTAGCAATATTTGTTAAAGAGGCTGCTGTTTGAGCACCGATTACTCTCTCTGAAGTAACACGAGCACCAAATGTAGGTCTCATTACTTTATAGCCATTACGAATACTTCCTCTGAACTGGTGTAAATCTAAGTCATTATCATAAAACATAGTTACACTTGGCTCTCTTTTAGAACCGTAAGCAATTGCTTCTGGTGAGAATACAAAGTTAGTTGTAAAGTCGCTGTTTGCACCTGCTACACCGTAGTCAGTTGCTGCAAAATTTGCTTTCATTTCTGCAAAACCTGCTGTATCAGTTGCGCCTGCAAGGCCTGCTGATAAGCGTGTTAATACTGCGTTTCTTACTACTGCTAAACCACCGTCTTCTAGTGATTCTTCAGTTACATTTGTTCCTGTTCCTCTCTTAGTCATTAATAGTGTGACTGATGTTGGATCAAAATCGTCTTCGTTGCTAACATTACCTGCTGCTCCGCCGCCGCTTAGGATTGAATTACCTTCGCCGACGTCGCCTGCGTTAGTGTATTCATTTGTTAAAGGCACATTAATTGTGTTGCCTGCTGTTCCAGCAATATTGAATTGCGTTTGGATTAGTTGTGGGTTTGGTAACAATACTGCATCATCATAGTATGGCTGTAAATCAGCCACGATGTCACTGTAAAGTTCCTGAACCATAGTTTTAGTTGTCATATTAGTTCTCCTTTATAGTTTGACAATCGACAAGTTAACCTTGTCTTTGCTTTCGCATTTTATCTAATTGTTTACTGACCATATTGTGAGTTACTGAACTTCGAGGAGTATTTGAAAACTGTCTCAAGTTCATATAAGCCGTTCTATATTCAGCATCTGTTTTTAGTCTTGCTTCATCTAATGGTTTAACTGTTCTGTCTGCACCATTGTTTGTTGCGTCGACACTAACAACATCTACTCCACGCTTGCCGGTATTCAATCCCAGTGTTTGTGCTACTACATCAACTGCTGACGCATAATCTGGTTTTTCACCATCAACGGTCAAATATTCATTCCCGTTGCGTAATTGGAATTGGTCGCCTTCTACAGCAAACATATCTCTTGCCTTCATCAAGTCCAGCACTGCTGTCTTTTGATCTGGCGTCCAACTACCTGGCATAGCCGTGTTCAAGTTACCTATGTGGTCTTTCATTAACAATTCTTGTTTCAAACTTCCTACCTGAGCAGTAAGTTCTTCTAATGTGGCTTCACGCTTCGCAACTGTTTGCTTGAGTGCTCTTACATCTAAACTGTTATCACCTTCCTCACTGTTATGTGATTTAAGTGTTGAAATAACATCTCTAACTTGATCTAAACTATCTACATCTAACTCTCGCAACAAGCCATTAACTGCCTCGTGTTTTGCGTTAGCGGCAATCTTAGAAGTGTCATCACGAGTATAAACTCTTCCAACTCCTTCAACATACATCTTACCGTCTTTGTGTTCTAGTTTAGGTTCTGTTGTTTCAGATTTTGTCAATGTGACATTTTCAGTATCTGTTACTGGTGCAGTTTGCTCAGTTTGCACTTCTGTATTTTCGGATGCAGTATCCATATATTTCTCCTGTTATCGTAGAAGTAAACGCAATTGTTATTCTTCTGGGTTTATACACCTACCTAGTGTTGTTTCCCTACCTAAGTTCTTTACAGACTGTTATCACTACTTGAACCTGCAATCAAATGCATCATTCTGGTTTGTAGTTTATCTTTTATGTCTGCTTCAAATTCTTCTTGTTGTGGATCACTAGACGCTACTGCCTGCTCATACTCTAAGTGAGTTGCAAACGGCATGTATGTGACTAATCCATCTTCTCTGGTATGAGAATGGAATCCGTCACCGCCTAAACTTTGTGCTACACTTATGGCTTCAGCCTCTGTGCTGTAGTCCTGTATAGTCACGTCCTTGTGGCTGAATCGTCCTTTGTAATCATCATACAGACTCATTAATTGCTGTAATTCTCTTATCTCTGTTTCTAATCCTCGACTGTTATACTGTCGATTGTAACTCACTGTGAAGTCCGCTGGTATTGATTTGTTTAACCAGTCAAACCATATCTTCCACATGTGGTATTCAGCATTTTCCAAACTGGTTGCTTTCTTGCGAATAAGTGCTTCCAATTTGCTATCGTATTGTTCTAGTTGTGCACCTGATCTAGATGCTTTAATAAGTTCATCTGATCTTATCATTGCCACAGCGTTCATCTTCTCGATCTTTTGATCTATGAGTTCACGAAGTTCTGTGATGCTGTCCATTGGTGGAGCAACAAACTCATATACATAGGAAGGGGTCTGCCCATTTAAACTTGGTTGAACACGAACGATTGAGCCCGGTTCAGCGTTTAATGCACCACCATTCAAGTCAGCAGTATCGCTGTCTACCACATTCACTGGGTGACTGCCATAAGAAACGGCGCTATAAATTTCCCCCATATCGCCATATATACTGCGTTGAATTTGTGCAATATCAAAGATAGGCGTGTGTCCCACACCATTGTATATTTTATTACTTTGATATACAGGTCTTACTGGAATGTAGCCTAACTCATTTGGCTGACTAATTCTGTAATAATCCGTTTCATCTTCAAAATATTCCGCATCTTCCGGAATATCGATATCGAAATCTTCGTCTGTGACCACAAACACTGTGTCTATTGACTCTGCAGTGATGTGTCTGTAAATGTCTACCCCTGGGTTAGAACTTATTCGAATACATATTCTGTCTAGTTCTAGTTCGCCACTGCTGTTGTAGCGATAGTTCCAATTGGTAACATCTGTTGGTTTGTGCATTTCCCATAGTGCATATGGGCTATCTGCTGGCTTAATGCAACTGATCCATACTACACCACACACTGTGGTGAATGTATCTACATTACTCCAAAATTCGTTTACACTGTTGCCTTGTCCATCGCAGTCTAATAAGAACTGATCTAGTTCATTATCTTCTGGTATTACTCTATGAGGTGGGCTACGGAATAAGATTGCATTATACTCGCTTACATACAGTCTAGTGTATGGAAACACTGGCACATTGCGTAACTTCTCTTCATAGAAGTTATCCAATAAGCCTTCGCCGCCATTCTCTGATGCTGATTTACTGTGAACTGATTGTGTGCTGAATGCACCTGTTCTAACACCGTTATCGTCTACGGCGTATGTTTGAATTGTTTCTGAGGGTGTAGTTGTGTCAATATCGTATGCTTTGAGGTAACGTCCTCTGCGATATTCGACTCCGCCATAGTAACTTCTGAGTGCTAATTCCCAGTCTTCGTAGTAACGATTGTATAGTTCATGACTTCCGTTGAGGAAATCGTAATAGGATGAATTAGCCAAATCTTGCTCCAGTAGTTGATATCATTGCGTCTGCCACTATATTTATCTATATAACACAATATTATGTTTATTATACGCTATAGTGTTATGGTTTCAGTATCAGCATGCAGTTGAGGTTCACTATTAGGATTGTATATCTCTTTACGGATTCCTATTACCTTGTTCACATTATACTTCTTTCCCTTACGCTTTAGGTTCTTTGCTGCTCTCTTCTTAGCCAATTTCGCTTGATTCATCGCCATCTTCTTCTCCATCCCAGTTAAGTTCTGTTAGTTGTTTTTGTTTTAGTTTTTGATTCTTGTTACCAAAGATTGCGTCCCAGCCATCTTCGTATGCTTTCCTGTTATCGTTCTTGCGTGGTGCTGATCCTTTGCCACCCTCTCCTGTTAGTTTAATGTTGCTCATTGTTCTAAACTATACCTTACTGTAAGTTCTTCGTTAGGAAGTATGTTTCTCAGTGTTCTTAATATGTATTGATTACCATTCTCTACTAGTTCACAGTTAGGCTTTAGTGCGTGATTAATAAAGCCACCTAATGGTGTTCTTATAATAGCATAATCTACTATGTGGTGGCTTATACCTAGTATAGTATTAGGCAGAAACAGATCTGTGCTGAACAAGCCTAGTCCTTGTATAGTGCTGTTACCTATAGTTACACCGTTAGGTAGAGGACGGTAATTGAACTTAGTCATCTGCTAAGTCTTCAAACTCTAAATCTGCTGGTGATATTTCTTGTTTACTGATTACACCATAATGACCACAATGTCTATCTACTTGTAATTTTAATTCTTCTGCACTGTGGGCACAAAAGTTTGCTACTGTAGTAAAAGTGCCGCCTTCGCTGGGTAAGTTGTTGTATGTCATTCGATACATTATATTGTGTGTTATGTTATTCATAGGTTTCCTTGTGTGTAGTTGTATATTTGTATGCCATATTGTTGTGCTAAACAGTAGTTCTTGTATGTGTCGGTTTGTGCTATCTTGTGTTGTGCTTTGTCTATGTCACATAAGTCTTTGTATGCACTAATGTATTGTTCAAACAATACTCTACCTGGATGTTCGCCTAATGCTTCTGTAAACTTTTTAATCTTCATCTGTGTATTTGCCATTTACTTTAGTTCTAAACTTAGGCTTCTCTGCCTCTTCTCTTTTAGTCCACACTATCTTATCATAGTTAGACTTATATTCAGGTGACACATCACCGCCTGTGGTAATGCCACTGCTGGCACGAAAGCCTTGTGCTGTGTCTCTGGCTGCTCTCAACACAGGGTTGGTTGCAATCATCTTCTCGTTCTTCTTCCACTGTGATGTGCCTACCTTAGGTGGCTTGCCGTCATTGCTCATGGTCTGTCCTGCTCTTTTAATCCTATAGGCTCATATACTTTCCTAGTCTCTGATCCCCATCCTGCCATTATAACAGCGGCGGCTAACACACTCCATCCTGGGTGTATTAATCCTAGCATTACTCCCCATAGCAAACTTACGCCTGTTATGCTCATTGTGTTTATGCCTGGTGTTTTCATTTTCATTTCTGTCATTCTCATAATATTATCCTCTGCCTGTTGACCTTCTTATTGGTGTATATCCACCTGTTGTTTCTACTCTGATTGGGAACATGCTGTTTACTGCATAGCCCAATGAATCTGGGAAATGATCAAAGCCACTCTTGTCTGGTTGCCTAGTTCCTTCCTTGTATGTCTGCTTACGCAAACATTCCAATAGTCCTTTACATTTTGGATCTATTGTTAATTTAATTATCCCATTTGCACTCTTAAGAGCACTATTGACGGCTGCCAGTCTATCCTTTACAGAGGGATTGATACTGCCTACATGCAACTTAAAGCCTGCATTCTTTAGGATAACATGATCTGTTATGCCACCTAGTGCTGATGTTTTACGAGCACTGCCTGCACTGTCTGGATAAACATTCTTTCTAGCGTGTGGGTAGCGAGTGTTTATCTCTGCAACCATTTCATATGTGTTACTGCCATACATTTCTATCTCATCGAATATGTGTAAGCCACCTGCATGTCTAAAGCCTAATACACAAACAGCAGGATCAATATTGAAATCTATTCCTATCTCTAATACATAACCAGGTGGTGGGTCCATGCTAATTAAATTATCCTCATGTAGATTATAATATATAAGTCCACTAAAGTCAACCCATTCTGCCATATATTCTTGTTTAAATGTTTTCTCGTCTAGGTCACGTTTAGCACTCTCTAATTCTTCTTCACTAACGTTCCCACCTTGCAGTGTTGTGAACTGCCATGATTGCCAAGCAGGGTCTATGGTGTTCCACATATCATAAAAGAAGTTACGTCCTTTAGGTGACCCAATGATCATTGCACTGCCTTCTCTGTCTGACAGTGTAGGTCTTATAACTGCTTTCCATGTGTCATTTAATTTGGGTATGTCTGCGGCTTCATCTATTACTACGAAGTCTACACCTATACCACGTATGCTATCCGGATTGTCTGCTGAACGTATCATTATCACTGAGCCGTTTATTAGTGTTATAGTTAGTTCACTTTCGTTTACTTTCTTTATCCACTTCTTCTCACGCAACATAGCCTTGAGGTCATCCCATATGATTTGTTTACCCATACGGTAACTTGGAGCAATGTAAAGACATTTCTTATTGGGGAATCGTGCGTTTTGTGCAAGTGCCGCTATACTTGCATATGACTTACCGAAACGTCTACCCGCGGCGATTATCTTAAATCGAGCAGGTGAGTCTAGTATTTCTCGTTGAGGGTTTGTTAACTTCATATCTATTCATCTTCTGAAATCCATGGAAGGACTTGTTCGCCTTGTGTTACTTCAGCGTCTGGGTTCATGCCAAGCCAGTTCTTGCTTAGCCATATCTGTGTGGTTGGGTTTAGTCTGTGTATAGCATTCTCTATCATGCTTTCTAACAGTCTATGCTTGAGTTTTTGTCTAGCACGTTCTACTTCTGATCTGAAATGATCTCTAAACGTATTCTCTTTTACCTGAAAGTATTCAGCCATATCCTTGTATGAACAATGCAATGCGGCTAACTTTCTAACTTCTTCTACAGGAACAATCTGTCTGTTTTCACCTCGCCCAACGATAACTCCACGCACTGTTTTGTCTGCGTAACGTCTTCGAGGCTGATAAGGTTTGTCTAGTTCGTAAGAATCATCTATTTGAACATAGTATTTGCCGTCTACTTCTATCCAACTGTCTTCTTTTTGTGGGGATTCCACGAAACTGGGGGATTGATCTGTATTCTCAGTCATATTAAATTCCTGTAAATCACTGTTTATCGCCAGTGTGAACGCACAGTTATTTATCCCCGTTAGGCTTTTTGTGTGGTTTTTTGCACTTTATGAAAGGTTGATACTGGCTTTAAACGCAATTTGTCTTCGAATATCCAATGCTTTAAGTTGTCATAGTGATTGTTACTGATTATTTCTCGCACTGTGAGTATCTGTTGTTCGGTGGGGTTTGGATCTAGTGCTACACATCTAGCCCAGTAACTAAAATGTTCTGGCATGCCTTGAAGCATAATACAACGTTCTTTTTCTCTTTCTGTTAGTTTCATTATGCATATTTACTAACAGTCATAAAAAAAGCCACTATATATAGGATAAGCGGCTTTAGTGGTTAAGATACACACTTTAGATAACAATTTACATTATAAACTTTATATAAAAACCTTAACTACAACTATTTATAACCCTACAACATCTATATCGCCTAAAGGCGAAACCAACTACAAGTTCTAACACTCGCTTTGCTCGCTCGAACCTTTGTTGTTTATTACTTCGTAATCGAATATAAGAGAAGTTATATGAACTTATTATTAGAGATTTGATATAAGGAATTGAAGTCATAAGGAACCGTTTATAGGTTCCTAAAAAAAAGACTTGATATTAAGTTATCGCTAGCCTAAAAGGAAGTAGGTATTTTTACACTTTATGACAACGGACTTTGGACTTTTCCAACCTACTCCAACATGCTTACGCATTAAGAACTTCGTTACCTTATATGTTCTCTGTTTTTGTCAGTGCTTTTCGTGTATCAACATTTACACTATAGTAATCCGTTCAGCGTAGGGTTCTACTGTCTGACTCCATTGGGAGTGTCATACTATGTTACGAGTGCTGTATTACCAGCCCTTTCTCAGCGGAATTATAACCTGGCCCGCCAGCCTTATGTGTTGATTATTTGAGGGTTCTGTGATGATTTGCCATATTTGCCATAATGTAATTTGCCTTACACTGTTATTTATACTTTATCACTAAATTTGATCTAAAATAATGATTTGTCATAAATATTACTGTAGCGAACAATATTATCCTAAATATATGCTAAAACTTGTCTCTCAAGTCTAACCCGTTCGCTACACTGTAAGTCGTTTTTTGCCATTCGACTTGCTCCCGGTTAGTACTGTTAGAGTGGCCTCCGACAGTATTACTTTTAAACCTCACTATTGTCTAACCTCTAGTGAGGTTTTTTTTATTT